CAAATGTTTTTAAATACTCTTCAACAAAACCTGTAATGGCATCCATGCATAAAAAAAGAGGTCTAATTATTTAGACCCCTTTAAGATAAGTTTTCAATGCATCGGCTTAATCGAATACGTTTTTACACATGGTCTTGCAAGTTGCTGGTAAGTCTGCACATTCTATTAAACAATCAAAGTAATCGTCGATCTTTTGTACTTCGCTATCGTAAGCTGTAGAAAGGTTTTTGTCGGTCATACTCCAACTGCCTAGTTGATTTTGACTTATTAAATTATGCATACTTGAGCTCCTATTTGAACACCATAATGTAGAAGGTTTGGTTGCATTTTCTTTCCTCCAATCCTACTATTATGTAGGCAAATCAACACTGTATTTACTGCTACAAAGTTACAAAAAGAAATGCCTACGAGTTTATACCTAGACAAAAAAAGAGACCCCTTAGGGTCTCTTGTAGGTGTATGTAACACGATATTACATAAGGTTAGCAACTCTAACTCTTCTGTAGTATGCGTTAGCGTTAAGGTTACCTGCTGCCTGTGGATCTGAATCAGATAGAGCAGTAAGTCCTTTAGCGAATGGGTTAAGAACCATTCCGTAACGAGTTTTAAACCCGATACGTGGCTGGAATGAATCCTGTCCAATCGCTCTGTACATTTGTAGCGGAACGTAAGGACAATAGAATAATCCTGCGTCGTATGCATTAGAACCTTTGTATCCAACAACGTAGTACTGATCAGAACTTACGTTAGCTGAATATGGGTCGATGTATACTCTGTAACGGCCGTTGAGTGTTCCAACGAAAGTATTACCAGTGTCATCAATCTCTCCAAGAGAGTTTGTAGCACCACCGATACCTGAATCGTAATCTAGAGTTCCACTCATAGCAAGTGCGGATGCAACGTCAGCAGATGTGACGATGATGTTACCCTTTCCTCTACGAGTTTCCTGTGCGATTGCGTTGGCATCTCTTTCGATTTGGAATAATAGTCCTTTGAATTTCTCAACTGACCATCTACCATTACTGTCTACGTCTAAGTCAAACACACCTTGGTTGGCAACGTTTGCTTGAGCACCTGGTTTTGCACCTCTGTATACAGTTCTAACAACTTCTCTGTTGATTTCAGCAAGGATCTCTGTTGAGAGAATGTTTGCCAACTCAGACTCTGCATCTAATCCGTGGATAGCTTTCAAGTCTTGAGCAAGTTCAACTGAGTAGTCTGCTCTTAACGCTCTACCTTTAGCTTCAACAGCAATTCTGTCGATGCTGAATGCCATTTCCATGAAGGCATTGTTAGCGTTACCGTCTCCTAGAGATTCTAAGTTAGTTGTAGTAAACTTAGATGATGCAAGGTCGTAGTTACCTTCTGTTGTACCACCACCAGTAGCATCGTTGATTAAACCTGGGTTTTTCTCAGTTGTTGCTGTTGGAGGAGTACCACCTTTAGTTCCAGAGAACTGTGCATCTGGCTCATTGAAGAATGCTTCATCACCAGTTTGGTTAGTATATCTACTTCTCATCGCGAAGATAAGACCAGTAGGACCAGACATTGGCTGAACGCCTGCGATGTCATAAGCAATAAGCTTAGGCATAGCACGACGGATTAGAGAGATGAGTATTGGGTCGAAACCTGCAACTGCACCTGCACCAGTTGTCTGTGTATTGATAGGACCAACGTTAGTTGGAGCCTCTGTAAGAACGTTACGCTCTTCTTGTAGAGCACGCTCTTGGTTTTCCAAGAGGATAGCGGTTACTGACTTACGATAGTTGTCCTTAATTTCAGGAAGACCATCATGGTTAAGTACTGGAGCCCACTTTTCTTGGAGTTGTTCTGCATTAAACATGCTAGATTTTCTCCGAATTTTGTTTGGGTTTGCAGTATATTAAAGTCTCTTAGCTAGTTCAGCGACATAATTTGTCATTGACTCACTAAGTTGCTTTTCAACTTTAGTAGTAGGTTCTTCAGAAGAGATTTCTTCTGCCACTTTAGGTTTCTCAACTCCAAAGTAACTCTCTTTGATTTGACCTAGCTTCTCACGATACGACTCTTCTGTCTTGAATTCCACTGCGTCTGCCAAAGTTGCGAACTTATCTTTCTGAACTTCTGCAAGTCCTCTTGATAGTTCATTCAAAATCTCATTTTTACGATAAACACTTACGGCTTCATGTAATGCAATGTTCTTCTCGACTTGCTCATTAAGTCGGGTCTCCATTTCATCAAGTTTCTCATCCATTTCAGCGACTGCATCAATGCTCTCTTCTGGGAGATTGATACCACTTTCAATGAACAATTCTTTTAATCCTTCCATGAATGACTCTGTTACTTCAGTGCGGAGTCCCTTGTCAATAGCAAGTTCGTTCTCGGACATCCACTCTTCACAGGCATAGGATAGGAAATTCTCTATACGACCAGTAAACTCCTCTTTGATAAGTTCGAGTTCTTCACCGATCCTGCGTTCTGCAGTCTCCTTAAGTGCTTCAACTTTCTCAGAAACCTTTGCAGTTACAGCGGCTTCAAATACAGTTGTTGCTTTCTTTTGGAAATCTTCGTCAAGGTCTGCACCAGACAATACTGCCTTGATGTCTTCACTGACCTCTCCCTCGGAGATTGTCTCTCCTTCTTTTTCTACATCGTCAAAGATCTTAGCGGAAAGTCCACCAGGCATTGCTGATGATGCACCACTAGGTTTTGTTTGTAGTGTAGAATCTTTTGTAGCACCTACAGGAGCGGCCGCTTTAGCACCAACGTTATCTGGTCCTTCGGGTTTTTCCTTTGTGCTTCCACCGACTTCAACAGCACTGTTTTTTAGGTCGGATTTTTGCTGAGGTACTGCACCTTTCTTGATGGCTGCGTCGCCAACAGCTGCGTCTTCCTCGATTTTCTCTTCAGGAGCCGCTTGTTCTGCGATCACCTTTTTGAATTTTTCATCAATACTAGACATTTAAGTAACTCCTTACGGGATAATTAGACTGCATTTATAATCTATAATTTATTTATAAATCACAAACTTCTGAGAAATTGATCGAAAGCTCTAATCTTTCTCTCAGCAAGCTCTTGTTTTGAGGGAGCATTGTCAAGTGATTTCTTGACAGCCTCGATTTGTGCTTCTTTAATCTTGCCATCTACAAGCGTCCACTCCTTACCTTCGTATATACCCTCAACGAATGCATCGGGTGCGGAAGGATCTGCTACTATATCTGCAGCAGTGGAAAGAATGAAGTCGTCGGCTACTACGGATGTAGTACCCTCTTTTTTAAGAGAGCCTAAACCTCGTGAAGAAACACCGAGTTGTACCCCTTCCTCAAGCAAGTTCTTTGCGATCTTACCCATAGGGGTTTCTAACAACTTTGCCTTACCAATGAAGTTTTTACCTTCAGGCATCAGCTCAACTATTTTATGTGATACACGATCCAAGTTTATGGTAGGACCTTCGGGATGACCAAGTTCACCAAGTGCTCTTCCGCGTCGGACGAACTCTTCGTTATACTTGTTGACTTCACGTGCCATAGTCTCGTACTTGTACATACGACCATTACGGTTTGTGATTTCTGTCTGAAGAAATACTCCTTTGATAAAGGTATTTTTCTTACCGTCTTTGTCTTCGGTAAGTACCTCAACAGGTTCTATCTGTTCAGTTATCAGTTTCATCATTGTTTTCCTTCTCGGTATCATCATTGCGATTTAAAACATCCGCTGTTTCTTCTGGTGATGCTTCGCCTTCTGGAGGTAATCCAGTGGCACCATCATCAGGCACATGCGGAAACATTCTATTCGCAATATCTAGTTTACTAGCATCAACTGCAGCTGCAGCTTTTACTTGCAACATATCTTTGAGCTTGCCAAGAGCACTTGCATCTTGTCCTCCGTCCCAAAGTAAATCAACGATTTCTCGTTCCTGTGTAGCCATAATGTAACGTTGTCTAACTTTTATTTATTACCGTTGCTATTTTGAGCCGCGGGTTTTTGCTTTGCTTGTTGGATCTGAGCCTTCTTCATCTCCTGATCAAGCTCTAGATTTTCTTGGTCTGCATCCATCTGTTGTTGGTCTGCAGCAACCAATTGTAATGGATCTATTGCTCTACCAGACTTAATATCGTCTGCCATTTCAATGTCGATCTCTTCCATCTCAGATTCAGTTTGACCTAGAATTTGAGTACGGATATACTCCACTGAGAAGTACTTGCCGATGTAAGGATCCATTTGTTGAAGAACATTCAACTTCTCTGTCATCATCTCTAGGTTCTTAAGTTCCGTGAAATGATTATCGTACAGATAGTCGTACTGGATATGCTCTTTCATATCATCCCAGTCTTCAGGAGTGATAACTCCTTTCAGGATGAGCTGAGTTTTTAGAGTATCATTAAAGATATCACTAAACTTCTTGCGGAGTTTACCCACAAACTTAGTGAACTTTAATTCGTCTCTAGTGATCTCAGATGACCTTCCAAGGTTAAATGAAGTAGTAGAATCTAGTCTACCTGCGGGAACATTTAACGCT